AAGATTGGTAATTTTGTTGATATTTCTTTTGATACCATTGAAGAAACTCATATTGTCAGTTTGATCAATAATGCAGAAACTTTTGATGAAGTTCTGGAAGCATCTGAGATTCTTTACAAGTATTGTAAAAATGAGAAAGAAGAACAATCTAAAGTAAAGAATCTTGATGAGCATGAGAAAGAGCAGGGTTCTTCTTCAGGAGAAACTGAAAACACCGATGCCGAACAATCTGAGCAAGATTCCGATCAAAGTTCTGATCAGGACACTGAAGAGTCCGGTGAAGAAATGACTCATGAAGAGATGCTAGATGAAGCACAGAAACGTGAATCTTCTAATTCTGATGAACCTGAAGTTGAGACAATGAACTCTCTTGATCAGAAGTTGAAGGATCTGAGTACTCTTGAGGGTTATGATACTCAGTATCTTGAACTTCCTGAGATTAATCTTGACAACTTCATTATCTCCAACAGCAAAATTCATGGACAGATTGAGGAGCATTTCAATACTGTGGATAATACTGACTTTGATTATGTTGACGGAAAATATCATGAGTTCAAGAGATCTGCACAGAAAGAAGTAAACTATCTTGTAAAGGAATTTGAATGTAAGAAGTCGGCAGATGCTTATGCACGATCCTTTACATCACGCACTGGAGTTCTTGATACATCTAAACTTCATACTTACAAGTATAATGAAGATCTTTTCAGAAAAGTAAACATCGTTCCTGATGGTAAGAATCATGGACTAATCTTCATCATTGATTGGTCTGGATCCATGGGTCACTACATGATGGATACTATCAAACAACTTTTTAATCTTGTTTGGTTCTGCCAAAAGGTCAAAATTCCTTTCGATGTTTATGCATTCTCTAATTCCTATAAGTGTGTTGAGTATGATGAAAATGGTAACAGTGTATATCCCAAACAACATCATGATCGTGAGGTAGGTAAGTTTTATGTTCCTGATGATGTTTGTTTGATCAATCTCCTCACTGGTGGATTGAACAACAAAAACTTTGAGAAACAGATGCTGAATGTTTGGAGGAATGTATACGCAATACGTTTTTATGCAGGATTCCAACCTTACCACCGTCTCAGTCTTGGTGGAACTCCTTTGAATGAGGCATTGATTTCTCTGCATCAGATTATTCCACAATTCAAAAAGGATAATGGAGTTCAGAAAGTTCAGTGTATTGTCCTCACTGATGGTGAAGGTGGTCATTTGAGAACTTTTAAGAAAGTCAAGTCCTACTATGATGGATCTGATGATATTCGTCCTTGGACTATTTCTTATAATGCATATCTACGCAATCGTAAAACTGGTTATGTCTATAAAGTTCCTGAACAGTTTAATGCGTTCACAGATATGCTATTGACAGATCTTCGACAATCTTTCAAAGATACTAACTTTATCGGTATTCGTATTCTCAATGGATCTGATTTTAGTCGAATGAATCGTATCTACAATATTAATATCGAGGAAAATGGAAAAATGATGAATACATGGAAGAAGCAGAAATCTGCAGTATTCTATAACTCTGGATATCATGCATACTTCATGCTGTCAACAAATGCTCTTCAGAACGAGTCTCAGTTTGAAGTTTCTGATAATGCAACTAAAGTTCAAATCAAGAATGCATTCCAGAAATCCTTGAAATCTAAGAAGATGAACAAGAAGATTCTTACAGAGTTCGTAGAGCTTGTTGCATGATAAATATTTGTATAAACATCAAAATGTAACCATGGGAAGATTCGCACAACAATTCTTGGGGGATGAACCTGCATCTCCCGCACCAGAAGTTTCTGAAGAAAAAGAACTTTTAACTGAAGTTCCAGAAGCTACTGCACCTGTTCTTAGTGAGGAACCTCAGAAGAAGAAAGTGGTCAGGAAAAGAAAGACACTTTGAAAACCGGCACACAGGGGGGTTTCGACCCCCCTTTTTTCTTGTATAATAACTTCAGTTGAAACAAACGACTTACATCATGTCCATGTCCACTGAGTACATTCTTACTTCCCTCCAAGCACTTTACGGCAACAAAGTAACTTCTGCAGATATTCGTGGATGGTGCGATATGAATGGCACCACCTACCAAACTGTTTCTAAAAAACTGGATGAGTACAAAGTTGGTCGTGGCAAATGGAATTTGGAAGTAACAAAAGAAACTGTGCAAGAACTTGAAGTAACTTATAATAGTCCTGCAGCAATGCCTGCAATTGAACAAAACCTTATCCCTAAAAAAGATGATACCTTCGTCCAGTTTGGCAATTTCAGTGATGTTAAAAAAATTATTAAGTCCGGTCTATTCTATCCGACGTTCATTACTGGACTCTCTGGCAACGGTAAAACGTTTTCGGTTGAGCAGGCATGTGCCCAACTCGGACGAGAACTGATCCGTGTAAACATTACTATTGAAACCGATGAAGACGATCTTATTGGTGGTTTCCGTCTTATTGATGGCAACACCGTCTGGCACAATGGCCCGGTCATTGAGGCACTCGAACGAGGAGCTATTCTGCTCCTTGACGAGATCGACCTGGCCTCTAATAAAATTCTCTGTCTCCAATCTATCCTTGAAGGAAAAGGAGTTTTCCTTAAGAAAATCGGACGACGGGTTGATCCTGCAAGTGGATTCAACGTCATTGCCACAGCCAACACTAAAGGTAAAGGTTCAGACGACGGGAGATTCATTGGAACTAACGTGCTCAACGAAGCCTTCCTAGAACGATTCCCTGTAACCTTTGAGCAAGATTATCCTACTCCTGCCACGGAATACAAAATTCTTTACAGTGTTGGTGTAGAACTTGGTCTTGCCGAAGTAGAATTTTACAAACGTCTTGCTGACTGGGCAGACATCATCCGTAAGACTTTCTTTGATGGTGGTGTCGATGAAGTTATTTCTACTCGTCGTCTTGTTCACATCATCCGTGCTTACAGCATCTTCAAAAACAAGATGAAGGCAATCGAAGTTTGTGTCAACCGATTTGATGATGAGACGAAGCAATCATTCATGGAACTCTACGATGCTGTTGATGCAGATGTTGACATGAATGTTGCACAACCAGAACAAAACTGATATAATATGGCTAACTCTTGGTCTTTCCTATTTGACGAACTGAACATGACTAAACACTCTTCTTCTTATTTTGAATTTGATCGTAACGATCCGGATCGTGAAAATCCTTTTGTACCTGACGAGATCAATCTAAATCTAGAATCTCTTTCCAATAATGGATTTTGGAAGTATGAGGAAGATCTTACGATGAAGGAGATTCGTGAGTATCTTTCTTCCACTTACAATGCACATTATACTTCTAAGGACTCTAAGACTCAAACTCTTGACCTAATTGAAAGTATTGGTGATGCAGAACCATTCTGCCGTTCTAATGCAATCAAGTATCTTTCCCGTTTTGGTAAAAAGGGTGGAAAGTCCAAGCAAGACATTCTAAAAGCAATTCACTACTGCGTACTACTTTATCATTTTTCTGGTCTACATAATAAAAACACTGATAAATATGAAACCTTCTGAGGAACGCATTTCTCCTGAATACTTAAAAACACAGGAAGAAATGCACATTGGATTGCATAAAACAATGCAATATGGATCTATTGCTCACACTATTTTCCCCAGAGTAGTAGAACCAATGGTTCTTTCCAGTAAATCAAAATCTGTATTTGATTATGGTTGTGGCAAGCAATATCTAAAAGAACCTCTTGAAAAGATGGGAGTAGAATATACAGGATATGATCCTGCAATCAAAAAATATTCTACTCTTGATCTCTCTAAAAAACACGACATGGTAATCTGTGTGGATGTTATGGAGCATGTTGAAGAGGAATATCATGATATTGTCTTGGAAGATATTTCCAAACTTGCTGGAAAATATGTTCTTTTTACAATTTGTCCTATAGAAGCAAAAAAAGTTCTATCCGATGGTAGGAATGCACACATTTGCATTGCTGGTCCGAGTTATTGGTTAGAAAAAATTTGCAAATACTTTGAACCTGTTCAATTGGCAAATTGTGTGGAAGGACTTGCTGGTTTCTATGTAATGTGTCGTAGTAAAAAGAAAGTTCCAATTATTAATCAAATTGGAACTAATTGGAATGGTTCTTTTGAAGGAACTGCCAAAAAAATACTAGCTAGTGGAAACACAGCAGAATATATGCAGAAAATAAATGATCCTGAAAAAATCCTAAAGTCCAACTAATCTGTGCTATAATTAAAAACAAACTGACTAAATCATGAAACTATCTACTGAAACTATTTCACTTCTCAAAAACTTTTCCACTATCAATCAGTCCATTTACATCAAAGGTGGAAATGAACTTCGCACAATCTCTGTGATGAAGAATATCTATGCCGCTGCAGAGATTCAGGAAGAATTTCCTCGGGACTTTGCAATCTATGATCTCAATGCATTCCTAAATGCAATCTCTTTGCATAGTTCTCCAGATCTAGATTTCACCAATGAGCAGTGCTTGACTTGGAATGAGTCTAACAGTTCTGGTACTTGGTACTATGCAGATCCATCTGTAATCGTTTCTCCTCCTGAGAAAGAGATTGAACTTCCTTCTCAAGATGTATGCTTTGTATACACCTCTACCGTTCATGAGAAACTGATGAAGGCAGCATCTGTTTATCAGGTCAGTGATCTCTCTTGCATCGGTGCAGACGGTAAGATCATGATGAAGGTTCGTGATAAAAAGAATGACTCTTCTAACTACTTCACTGAAGTTGTCGGTGAAACTGATGATGAGTTTTGTTTCAACTTCAAGGTTGAGAACATGAAACTCCTCTCTGGCAGTTATGATGTGGTTGTGTCACGGAAACTACTTGCTGAGTTCACCCGTAAGTCTGGAAACCTCAAGTATTTTGTTGCACTTGAACCCGATTCAACTTATGTATGAAACTTGATGTATCCATGAGGATTGCAGGCAGCATATTTGTGATTGTTGCCTATTTTGTAGTCCTTCATGTTAATGTACTATTAGGAGTTGGAATGCATTTCGTTGCAGATCTCATTTCAATTCCTTATTTTGTGAGAACAAAATCATGGGATGTAGTTGTAATGCTCACATTTCTTCTGATTATTTCATTGTCTAAGTTGCTATGAACATCTTTGTAACCTGTCAGGATCCTATTGAATCTGCAAAGGTTCTCCCTGATAAGCACATTGTCAAAATGCCTCTTGAGTGTTGTCAAATGTTGGCAATCATTTATTCTAAGTGGTATTATGATTGGGGCACTATCAGTAAAAAAGATGGTGCTCCATATGAAACAAAGAAAGGTGCCTTCCGTAACCATCCTTGTACTGTTTGGGCAGCACAGAATTATTACAATACTGCATGGTTGATTCAACACGGATGTGCTCTTGCTGTAGAATACAGGCATAGATATGGTAAGGACCATTCCTGTGAAAAAACTCTCTTTGAAGCAAAAAGAATCTTTCAAAGGGAAACGGGAAAGTCAATAACTTGCCATTCTATGGCCGATAATTTTGCCCGTGCAATGCCCGATGAGTTTAAATTTGACACAAGCATCGACACTTTTACTGCTTACAAAATGTACATTAGCAGCAAACCTTGGGTTACATCTAATTATCTTCGTGACGAATCCAGAAAACCGAATTGGCTATGACGTATGATCCTCAGGTTAATGATTATGTAAAGTGGAATGATCATGAAGGATGGATATATTTCAAGGGTGATGAGTATCTTACTATTGAACTTGGAACTAACCCAAAAACTGATGATCTAGTCCCAATCCACAAAAAATCTCACATTCTTTTAGTGTGTTATAGTTATCTCTGGCATGAACTTGAGTATGTCAAAAAAAGAAAATCCAAGCACGATACCCCTTGAATTAATCCCAATACTATTGTCACTTCTCTTTGCAGCTGCTATAATAGTATTGGGATATTTTCATGGAAACATGAATGTCGGAGCAGTCTGGCACAACCTGCACAACTTTAACTAAATTATGAACAACACTGACTTCCTTTGGGTTGAAAAATACCGTCCTCAAACAATTGAAGATTGTATTCTCCCTGATGATATCAAGAAGACATTTCGGGATTTTCTAGATGCTGGAGAGATTCCTAATCTCCTACTCTCTGGTCCTCCTGGAATTGGTAAAACTACTATTGCAAAAGCACTCTGTAACGAACTAGGGGCAGATTATTATGTCATTAATGGATCCGATGAAGGACGATTTCTGGACACGGTACGGAACCAAGCAAAGAACTTTGCTTCGACCGTCTCACTTCAAGCGTCTTCTAAACACAAAGTCATCATCATTGATGAGGCAGATAACACAGGGAACGATGTACAACTCCTCCTACGGGCAAATATTGAGGCATTTTATAACAACTGCCGATTCATCTTCACCTGTAACTACAAAAACAAAATCATCGAACCACTTCACTCCCGATGTGCCGTCGTTGATTTTGCAACAACCTCAAAGGACCGACCAAAGATCGCAGCATCCTTCTTCAAACGTCTCCAACAAATCCTTACTACAGAGGGTGTTGAATTTGATCACAAGGTCCTGGTAGAACTCGTTAATAAGCACTTCCCTGACTTCAGGAGGGTCCTTAACGAGTGTCAAAGGTATTCTGTTGGTGGAACCATTGACAGTGCCATTCTTGCGTCTTTTAGTGATGTATCTGTAAATGAACTTATCAACCATCTCAAAGATAAAAACTATGCTGAGGTCCGAAAGTGGGTCGTTAATAACCTGGACAATGATCCTAATCTGGTTCTTCGTCGTGTTTACGATGCTCTTGCGAGTGCCGTTGATGGTCCTTCTCTTGCTGCTGCTGTTCTTATTATTGCTAAGTATCAATACCAAATTGCCTTCGTAGCAGACCAAGAAATCAATCTACTTGCATGTATGACTGAAATTATGGTGGAGTGTCAATTCAAATGACTGAAGAACAACTAGAACTTGAACGTTGCATCGATGATGACTATAATGTGATCGCACACTATTATAGAGCAAAGAGATTGCATCCAAACATCCCATTTTATCTTCAAGATGAAAACGGAGATACATATGAATTTGGGTGGCAGCTCATTTACCAATACATTGAGAAGTTAAATGACTAAAACAAAACTGAGAGCACAGGTAAAGTCTCGTTTCTATTATGTGTTCTGGGGATCCGCAACTGTTGCAGTTGTTCTGGGACAACTATACGTTGGAACTGGATATCGAGTTCTTGCTGGAACTATGTTAAACTTGATGAATAAAGTTGATGGAGTTCTTCTCCATAAAAATGAAATACCTAGAGGATTACTTTAAATGATTGACGTAAAACTATTTCGCATTAGCACTGGTGAAGAAGTCGTTGCAGAACTAGTTTCTGAAACTGATGATACTATCACCCTCAAAAATGGACTTGTAGTTCTTCCTACAAATAATGGTGTGGGGTTTGCTCCTTGGGCAACCATTATTGATCCTGAAGAACCAGAGATCACCTTATCAAAAAACTTTGTTGTTTACACAGTCAAAGTTCAGGAAGATGTCCGTAAGAAGTATAATCAAATGTTTGGTAGCAAATTAGTAACTCCTGAAGAAAAGAAATTGATTCTATGATTAGATATCAGGACAATTTTTTATCGCAAGATGAGTTTGATCTTTTAAAGCAGATTTTAAATCCAACTTTAACTTATAGTTATCGTAATGTGCTTGTAGATAATGAATTAGAATGTGACACTTTGCAAAATTTTCAATTTGTTCATTCTATTGTTGAAACTGGAAAACCAGTGTCACCACATTTTCCATTATTTAATAAGTTATTCTTAGATAAGTTAAATGTTGAAATGTGTGATCGAATGAAGATAAATGTGACTACTAATACTGATAAACCAGTAGAACATGGATATCATAAAGATTGGTGGGATGTATCAGATACTGATCTAAAGATGAATACTGCTATTTTTTACTTCAATACTTGTGATGGTTATACTGCAATCAAAACAAAAAAAGGTAAAATTAAGAAGGTACAATCTGTAGAAAATAGGATTTGTATTTTTCCTCCACATTGGTTACATACAGGAACAACTACTTCTGATTCTAAGATCAGAACTGTTCTGAATATTGTATATCAAGAAAAAACTCTATAAATATCAACGTTTTTATTTTTAATTATCATGAAATCTTTACTACTTGGAGTGGCATCATTATTGATTGCTTCTCCTGCAATGGCACATCCTAAACATCATAGAACCAGTTGGGAGTATTCTTACCC